CCCGGGCCACCACCACGTTGTGATACTGCGACGGCGCCAACGGGGCCACACCATCCTCCGTGAGCTCCGGTTCCGGCTGCAGGTAGTACAGGGTCGCCGACGTCGGGGCGGTCGACGGCACCGGCGACAGCTTCACGTTCGTGCCCTCGTAGAACCACACACACCGGCCGTCGCCGTTGAGTGAATCCAAGAACTCGGCGAGCGACGACGCCTTCTTCGCACGCCGCGAGTCGATCGTCAGGTCGCGCAGGTGCACCACCTCCGGATCGGTCGGGAACGCGGCGACACCCGCAGTGAACGTCAACGACCCCGACGTGAGCAGCCACGGCCACTGCTTCGCATCCGACAGGTCACGCAGCGCCAGATTCACACACCGGTTCAACTCGGCCGTCGTCAACAGCCCGTCACCCGTGGGCGGGATACCGAGACGCGCGGTAACCGCCGCCCGCAGTTCGCCCAAGTTCATGCCCGGTCACTTCCCGATCGACGCGTAGCCCGTGCCCGCACCGGTACCGGCGGTCGACAGTCGCATCCGAACAGAACGGAACCCGGCGCAGTTCGCCGACCACAACCCGGCCGCAGTGCCCGTCGTCGCGACCGCAGCACCCGTCGACGGGGTACACCCCAACGCATACCACGCCTCGGATGGGCCCTGCGCCTCGAACGTCACCGTCGAACCCGCCAGGGTGCCGAAGTCAAGCTCGAACGCGACCATCGTGGCCCCATCAGTGAGCTCGATCGTCACCGCATCGTTCGCGCTGTCGAGCGTCGCGCTCTTGACGTTCAGCTGCATGATGCCTGCTCCTTGATCTTGTGGCCCTCAGTCACGGCGTGCATGATCTTCTTGCCGCCCAAGTGCTGCCCGAAGTCCTGACGGATACCCCACGCCAACTTGTCGCCCAACTCAGCGACACGCTCACGCTCAGCCTTCTCCGCATCCGCCTTGATCCGAGCGTTGTTGTCGAGCACCCGCTGAAACGGGTCATTCTCCGGATGGCCGAGCCGAAGCTGCTCGATGATCCGCACATCAAGGTTGTCGTTCGCCGCAGCCAGATACTCCTTGCCACGCACGTCCAACCCCCACACCTCGAACCGGGCGAGATGCTGGTTGTAGAACAACCCCATCGACGGGTCGCCACGCCAACCCGACTCATCGCCGTCCTTGATACGCCGGTCGATGTCCAACATGGCACCGATCGCAGCCGGCGTCATGTGGAGCGTGCCGTTCGCAGAGAAACGGGAAATGAGTCGATCGTCAGCCACCAGCGATCACCAGCCAGTCGCCTCGAACCGGGCGATCGTCGCCGACAGATCCGTGGTGTTCGGAACTTGGATCAGGTTGCCGTCCGACGCGTTGTTGTTGTCGCTGTAGAACGCGAGCAGCAGCGGAGCCGTCTGCGACTTGTCCCACGCGATCACATGGTTCGTGGTCGACGCCGCTGCCACGTTCGTGATGTTCAGGTTCTCGAGCACGGACAGCCCGAGAGCCGACAGCGGCAGCGATTCGCCACCGGTGGGGTACGAATCATCGAACGTCACCTGACCGGTCACGAAACGGCGGTTGCCGAGCAGGCGGGGACCGGGCTGGTCGAGAGTCACTGTGAGAGCCATGAGGGATTCCTTTCAACGAGGGGAGGCGGCCGGGCGGGGACCGGAGAGCCCACGCCCGACCGCACACTTCACGGCAGAGGTCAGATCGTGACTTCGGCGAGGTCTTGGATGGAACCATGCGCGTTGCGCTGCACACAGGCGAGCTCGAGCGACGTGTAGAGCACGGCCTCGTAGGCGAGCTGGTCGGCGACACGCGACAGGATCGCGCCGTCCTCGTCCATCCACTCCCAGCCCTCAGCGATCTGATGGGCCACCAGCTTGTCGGTGTTCAGGAGCTCGAGCCGGTTCGACGGGGCATCGAAGTCGCAGGTCCACACGATGTCGCGTGCACCCGAACCCGAGACGCCGGGGGTGTTCCACCGGATGCCGGTGAACCCGCCCTTCATCTCCACCGTGTCGATGTTCCGCTGGTAGGCGGACAGGACGCCCTTGCCTGCGACGAACGCACCGATGTTCGACACCATCGCGTTCGGGGTTTCCCCGGACTTCGAGGTGATCTTGAGCAGCGCGGCGTCGATGAGCGTGTCGCTGATCGGACGGTTGGTGCCCGAGTTGTCGTACACGTTCGCCTTCCAGATCGGCTGCGCGGCCACCGTCAGCGTGTGCAGGGTCGCAGAGTCCGACAGGATGGTCTGCAGACCGGTGAGCTCCGACTGGCCGTCGTCCTGGGCGCCGGTGTTGTCCGACGCACCACCCGAGTTGTAGTTGAAGATGAAATGGGTGGACGAGGTGGTCGACATGGTGGCGCCCGAGACCGTGATGGTCTTGGCGTCGGCGTCGACCGCGGTGATTTCCCGGTTCGACGCGACGGTCTGCGGCGATGCCACGGTGCCCACGTCGATCTTGCGGCCCTCGTAGAAGTGCGCCATCTGCGCTTCCGTGGTCGTGGTGAGCAGCTGGATCGTGGCCGACGTGGTGGTGGTACCACACGTCGCCATGACACCATTCGAGGTGCCGTACAGCTGACGGTTGATGTCGCGCATCGCGTCCTTCTTGATGCCACCCATCTCGTTGTCGAGAGCGTTGACGAACGCGCCGGGGTTGCCGGTCGCCATCTTCATCAGCTGCACGGTGAGCTGGATGCGGGCCGTGTTCCAACGAACCGGCACCGGGACGGTTGCGTGGCGCTGACGGTCAGCCGCGGGCAGGGCGACGCCCTCACGGCGGGCACCGATGCCACCGGAGCGGCCGGTGTGGATCGCGTGTCGGGCGATACGCCCGTCCACGGTGTCGCGCTTGGTCTCGATCTGGGCGAGCAGCCATGCTGCGTTGTTCAGCTGCTCCCAGTCCTCCTTGTAGTCGTCGCGCAGGATTGCGTCGACCTGTGTGGAAGTTGCCATCGGATTGCTCCTTGTGTGGAAAGGGGGGAAGGGGGACTTGCCGACCGGGCCTCACCGAGCACGTCATCCGACGCTGGTGTTCCTGTCTGCTGTCAGTTCCTTGCCGGTTCAGCATCCGCTGACTACCGGTTCGCCCCGAATCCACGGTGGCGGAACATTACGAGTCGCACGATACACGACCACACAGGCCGTTGCAAGCACCCCCGAGTCAGCCGACGTTGCCGCCCTGCAACCGGGCGAGCGCACGCTGCGCCGGCGTCGCGTTCGGGGCAGCCGTCGCAGGTGCACCGGCCGGGGCGGGCGGCGGAGTCGCCGCAGCAACCTGCTGACCGCCGGCGACCATCCGGGCGTACTGCGCGGTGATGTCCGCGTTGTACCAGGCGACCGCATCCGCGATCGGCAGTTGGGTCTGCTGCGCGTACGCGATGATCGTCCGACCCGCCGGCGACGTCGGGGTGTGCCCCGCGGCGGCGAGCTCCGAGCTGATCTGCTGCACGATCGCCTCGCGGCGGGTGATCTGCTGCACCATCTGCTCGACCTGCTCCGGAGTCATCCCGGCCGGGCCTTGCGGCTTGTCGTCCGCTGCCGGCGCGATCGGCGACGGAGCCGGTGCACCGGCGGGGGCGGTCTGTGCGGCGGCGACCTGCGCAGCGATTTCGGCGCCCGTCAGGTTCCGGTACGTGGACGCCGACCACGCAGCGATCGCATCGGTGTCACCCTCCGCTGCGGCCTGCGCCAGCGCGAGGATCGCCTGCTGCGACGCCTGGTCGAGCGCACCGTAGGTCTGAGCGAACGGCTTGTAGCGCTCGCGTTCCTTGATGCGTTCCTGCACTTCCTGCTGGTAGAGCGACTGGTAGTCCTTCGGCGCCTCCGGGGCCGCAGGTGCCGCAGGTGCGGCAGCAGGGTCGGGTGCAGGCGCGACCGGCGTGTACGCCGGATCGGGGTTCATGTTCGGGTTCGGACTCATGCGGGAACTTCCTCCGGTTGTGGTTGCTCGCCGGCATCCGCCGGCGGGATCTGTTGCTGTTGCTGTTGCATCGCGGCCATCTGCATCTGCTGCTGCATCTGCTCCATCATCTGCTGCTGCGCGATCTGAGCGTGCGCGTCAACATGCAAGTCGATGTACTCGCGCACCTCAGGCGACGCGTTCCGATACGCCGACGACGCCCGCAACGCATTGTGCGTCTGCACATGCACGTCATGGTCATGCCACTCGGCAATCTCGATCTCGTTGTCCTGCGCACCGATCACCATGCGCCCGTTCTCCCACTCCGCTTGCGTGAGCGCCGGGTTCGCGACACGGGTGAACGCAGTCGGATCAGGGGTCTGCAACACGGTCGCCAACTGGCCCGGGTTCATCGCCTGGAACATCTGCGGGAACGTCTGCGCCAACGTCACCATCTGCTGCTGCACCGCCGCCTGCGAACGAGGCATCACCGACTCGATCGGCACATGCACAATCGGGTTCTGCGCGATGTCCCGAGCGGACCACTCGACCTTCTGCGGCTGCTCGCCAGGCTTCGCGACCACATCGTTGAACGGCCCCAACAGCAACGGGGTCTCCGGATGATTCGCGGCGGTGTCGAGCAGGTGCCGGGTCAGGCACAGGTGCTTCTCGGCGAGCCACTGCCAGCCGCGCTGCTGATTCGCGACCATGATCCCCAACGGGGTCTCATCCTTCTCAGCCAGAATCGACAACGCCAGCCCCGAGTTGCGATCGCCGGGCGCCTGACCGCGCGACACGGCGTGCGCCGAGAACAGATCGTCGAGCTCGGCCATCGTCGTGTCGATGTGCTCACGCAGCCAGCGAGGAACCTGCGGCGGCTGCATCCACTGCGGTGCGTTCGCCTCAGCGTTGATCCGGATGATCTCTGCGACCTCACCGGTGAACTCGTCATCTTCATCAACCAACGACCCTTCGGGCACGATCATCCGCGCGTTGTCCGCTTTGCCGATGTGGTTGTTGATCGTCGTGTACGCCCGGTTCAGGTTCAACTGCAACTGGCGGGCATCATTCAGGATCGTGTCGCCCTTCCATGTGCCACCCATCCGGGTCTGGAAGAACGTCCACACGTTCAACTGATCCGACCACGGGAACGGCCACTCCAACTCGCGGACGACCTCGTTACCGATGACGTGCAACACACACCCCGGGCTGCGCTTCGTGGGGCGCTCGTAGAGCACGTACACCATGCACACGTTCGACGAATGGTTCCCGCGACGGCCGGCGCGCAACAGCTGCCGGTGAATCGCAGACGTCGCGGTCTGCCCGTCCGCGGTCGGCAGATCCTCGAGCTGGTAGTGATCGCGGGCCTGCTCCGGGGTGAGCGCGGTGCAACGAATCCACCAGCCCGCCTCAGCCGACGTACGCGCACCCGGTTCGATCCCGAACTCGGTCGCCGACAACGCAGTGAACTTCACCGCCGGCCGCGCCGGCATCTCGATCATCTCACCGTCTTGCGCGTTCGGTGCGGGCTTCTGCTCGTATTCCCAATCCGGTTCGACCGCGACCGCGGAGACACCGCCGAGCATGGCGTAGTGAATCTCGTCGGCACGCACCTGTTCCCAATCGCGCCGGTGTGCTTCGACCTGCAGGATCTGGCGGGCGATCCCGGCGCGCTTGATGTCCTCCGCGTCGACACCTTCGGGGCGCGGCTCGAACTCGAGCGGGGTGCGCAACATGCGGGCCTCGAACTGGACGGTGCGCGGCTTGAACTTGTTGACGGTGGTGCGCTTCGATGCTTCCTCAGCGTTGCGGAACGGCAGGACGCTCAGCTCGTGGACGTCGGCGTTGTAGCCGACCCACTGCTCACCGTGGAAGAAGGACTCGTTCAGCCAGTAGTTCCGGCGCAGGGAGAGCGAGTCGTCGACGCATTTCTGCCAGCGTGCTTTCACGTCGGCCGCGGTCGGTGTCGTGTAGGCGGGGGCGATGGTGCTCATGGAATCTCCGTGACGTCAGGTACGCGTCTCCGGTCGCGAGCAGATTTGTTCGTGATCGCATCAACAACCCCGCGGCCACGCCGCAAGCGTAGACGGATGGGCGCCGCGACAGCGTGAGCCGTCCAGCCGACGATCGCGGCGAGCAACAAGTTCTGCCACATCAGCGTGTCGCTTTCCGGGCGATGCGCGCCCGCAGAGCCTGAGCAGCCGCGGCCCGGCTCTCAGCAGGCACGGCGCGACCTTCGGCCGACCGGACACGGACCGGATGCCCGCGCAACGCTCGCTCCACGATGGGGCGACGGCGACGGCGACGGAACAGCATCACGCCACGCTCCGGTTGCGTTCAGCGCGGCGGGCACGCTTCGCGTCAGCCGCCTGCAAACGCGCCAGATGATGCGGCCACTCCGCTGCGACGAACTCGGCCTGCGCCAGCTTCGTGTCCCGGCGGCGCACCGGATGCAGAATCGACGGCTTGCCGGGCGCGACATCGGCGTGGTCGAGCAGGTCGGCCATCAGACGCGGCGACAACTGACGGCCCATCAGTCCACCGCCAGGAAGGCACGCACGGCTGCGTCCTTGGCCTCGAGCAACTTCCGCAGCGCCACGGTGCGCTCGGGGTTGCGGGGGATCAACACGAGAATGTCGTCGTGCATCTCCTTGAACGGCCGGCTGATCGACTGCAGCCGCGACGGCAGGTGCTCGAAGGCGAAGAACTGACTGATGTGCTCGACCGGTTCCATCAGACTGCGCCCTCGACCACGAAATCACGGAGCTCGGCCAGCTTGCCCTCCGCTGCCTCCGCACGAGTGCGCAGTGCCTCGGCCTGCTGCGCCGACTCGTGGAGCGTCGACAACGCGTCCGTCGATACGACATGCACACCGGTGTACGGGGTCAGCATCTTCGCCGCCGCCACCACACAGTTCGCGCACAGATACACACGCGCACGGCGCACCTCGGCCGGATCATCCTGGCAGGTGTCGATCACCCACACGCTCGGATCAGGGGTCGAACACACGAAACACTTGCCCGGTGCGACCTGAAAACCCTGTCTCACATCCATTGCATTCTCCGGTTCTTTCTCTTGTCGAACTGCGACATCAGGTGCTGAAACCGTCCGTCGATCGTCTTACCAACCTTCGCCTCACGCGTCCGCTGCTGCAGCGGCCGCAACGCCAGCAGATACCGGCACGAGTCCACCGCGTGATCCTCGAGCCCCGAGTTCAGATCCTCCGGGTTGTCCTTGTCGCGCATCTGCAACGGGATCGTCCGGATCAGATCCGGGCAGCAATCCATGATGAACAGCCGCGGGGCGCCCAGCGACCCGTCCGGGTTCACCTTCTCGTGATCCCACAGGTACTGCCGCATGTTCGCCCAACCAGCCACCCGAGCATTCTTCGCCCGCGACACGTTGAAACCGGCGGCACGCCACAGATCGGCGATCGACTTGCCCTGCCCCCGCG